ATCCTTTTAACCTTTCGCCCGCAGGCCTTAGCTGTGAAAAATCTAGAACAAGTGTATCGGCGGTATACTTACCCGCCATTAGTTTACCAACTGATTTAGCCCATGCCTCGGCTGAATCTCCAACTTGAATTGTCCAAGTGCGTGTTAGTTGGTCATAAGTTTCTACGTTATGTTCTAGACCGCCCTTTTCAGTGCGGGTTGAGTGCACAACCTTAATATTACGAATAGGTTTTGAGAACCCATTTAGTGTGCCAACAATTGGCTTGAATCCAACGCCACAACCTTGTAACAACAGCCATAAGCAATCTACAATGTCGTAAATAGTTTCTACATTTGTAAAACTACAGTTAAACTGGGATGCTTCGCGAGTCTTAGCAACCGTAGTACCACCTAGCCAGAGTGTTCGTCCAGACATTGATACTTTACGATCTAACATTAGCTGTTCTAGATCGTAGAGTTCTGCGTATTCAAAGTCGTCTAGTTCTCGATCAGCGGCCCGTTCCCATAGCCACTGTTGGTGGTCAATAACTCGTGCTACTGTTTCTGCCCAAGTTTCGAATACTGTACCAGCATCATTGACTGGTCGATTGTATGTTCTGCGTGTAATTACGTGTGCTCTTGTACTTGTCATTAGGCTTTTCCTGTGCTACCAAAACCACCCGTTCCACGGGCCGTATTTAACCATTCTTCATCATCTTCATCTACTATTTGTACTTCTGGTAGTACAATAGGCACAATAACTAGCTGAGCAATACGCTCACCTCTATTAATAAAAATATCGCGATCGTTATCTACGTTACAGATTAGAGAAACTTTGATATTACCGCGGTAGTCGCTGTCGATTACACCAACAGAGTTAGTTAGCGTGATACCGTGTTTTGCTAGTCCTGATCGAGAAAACACTAGGCCTACATGGTTTTTAGGAATCTGAACTGAGACTCCAGTATCAATAAGTGTCGGTGTAGCAGACCGGATTAGTTTGGATTCGGCAGCACGCAAATCTAAACCTGCATCGTTTGGGTTTGCTCTAGTTGGCATCAGATCTTTTTCTGTTAGTCTGATTTTAAGATTCATTTAGGTACTCCTCTAAGGTGTTATTAATGGTGTCAATGTTTTCAACACCGATTGCTTCTTCACAAAACTCTAGCAAATCCATTAGTTGATAGTTTAGGATCAAACGATCACCACCGAAGTCATTTAAGTTTTGTATGTACTTGTATTTACTGTTGATTGGCAGGCTAGCAATAATATCGTAAGTTGTTTCGTATTGCTGTATTAGTGCCATTGCTTTCTTTGGCCCTATGCCTGGAACACCGGGCACGTTATCACCCGCGTCACCCTGTAAACACTTGATTGAAATGTATTGTTCAGGTGTCCATTCATAATGCTCATGGTAGTTATCCCACGTGACTTCTTTTCGCGTTACGTAGGAAAAGCGCATAACGTCAGGTGCTACTAGCAGATCCCAGTCTCGGTCACTGGAGACTAGTACTACATTGTCTATATTAAAGTCTCTACGATGTTTGACAATGTAGGCTGCTACGTCGTCTGCCTCGACCTTGTCAAAACGAAAAACTGGATAGTTAGTGGTTTCTGCAAAGTTGTCAATTACTCTCATAAATTCCTCAAAGAATCGCTCAAAAGCGGCTTGTTCTTCTGGGGTTGACAGGGCTTGTTTATCTTTGCGGTTTTGCTTGTAGTCGTCATAAATACGTTTGCGATAACTACTCGATCCCTTATCACAAGCAATAATTACTTTGCCACAGTTGTAGGACTTACGCAGACTTTCTACTGTTTTAATGTAGGCTTCTAGAAAGTCTGTTTCACCACTGTGCTTCCAGCGAAAAGCAAGATTTAGTGAGTCTAGTATCATTACTGTGCGTGGATCAGTGGACGCTAGTTTTTGGAATGTTTTGGCCATGTTGTACTTAAGTTGACTTTCTATTATATCACGATCGACTAGTAAAGTCAAGCTATAAATTTTGGTTTCTCAAATTTAATGTAATCTTCCAAGGTGGAAACATAAAACTCATGTTCCTCAGTATTTACAAAAAAGTATCGGTAGTTTGTGGTTGGCATGTCTATGTACGCAACAAAGGTCTTGCTGCGATCATGCTTAAAAATTAGGATTGGTTTCTTACTAACCTGAATACCTTGACGTATAGCCTGAGACCACCACGCAATAAGCTGAGGCGACTTCGAAGTAAGTACTTGGCTGGTCATATGGTCTTCTGCGTAGTGCTTAGCCTCTACGGCATAAAGGTTCTTTTCGTTTGGTACGTAAAGGTCTCCTTTTAAACCATGCTTTTCATCTAGTGCTCCAGAACCCGGTACTCGTTCCCACTTGAGACCCGTAAGTTTTCTTAACTGGTCTCTTATTACTGTTTCTGCTCTAGCACCTTTGGCTCTGGAGTCTACTACCATTATTCTATCCTAGATATGTTGGAAACCTTGCTAACCTGAATTTTCTCTAGTAACGGATGTTGAAATCCATGAGAAATAATAAAGGTGTTTAGATAGGTTTCATTGATTAAGCACTCTATTAACTTTTCTTTGCCATCTAGATCTAGGCTTTCAATGGTCTCGTCTAGTACTAACAGATTAATTGTGGAGTTGCTTAGGCTTTGTAGCAATCGCCTAATACCAAATAGTGTTGCACAGTTGATACGTGCTCGTTCGCCACCTGATAGTGCTAAAATGTCTATGTCTACGCCGTTGTCGGCTACAACCACATTTAGTTTGTCACCAGTAACAATCTTAAAGTAAACCTGAAAGCGACCAGAACTAAGTTCTGTTAGGTAGTGGTTGATTGAAGACTCTAGATCCTTGATTAAGCACTCAATCTTGTAAGCTACTAATCCAGTATTACTAAAAGTTTTTACTAGGACTGCTAGCGTGGAAGCTCTAGTATTTAGCACGGTAAGTTTAGCTTCTAGAACATCTAGAGACTCTCTTGCTTCTTTTATATTTTCCCTGATTACTTCGATTTTAGCATTGTGTGCAGCACACTTTAAGTTATGAGATTGTGCGTCTTCAATACTCTGTAGGGCATATCCAATCTCTAAGTCAATCGCTTCTTTTTCTGACTCTAGTGTTGCTTTGTCTAGCAGGATATCTGGTAGATCTGGATCGTACATTTCATAATACTTATCGTAGTAGTCATTGTTCATCCGTTGATTAGTATAAGCATTATACTCTGCTGTGGCTAGTGCAAGTTCTGCATCAATAGCCTCTAGCTGTTCAGCAGTAATGCTCCGTAAGGTTTCCTGATCTTTTACAATGCTAAGATTTTTACTGTTGTCAATTGCTTGAGAGCAAGTAGGGCAGTGAGTAGCTAACTTCTTTGTTTTCTTGATGAAGTTATCACATTGAGTAATTATAGAGCTCAACTCAGTTTGTGTTTTTGTTAGTGCCTCTACACTGCTAACAGGTTTTACAATGTTACGATTAACTTTTGCGCAATACTTCTGCATGCTTGACTTAGCATTATTATTAGCAGTAATATCTTTGTTGATAGAAACAATGTTTTTCAGCTCTACAGCAATAACCTTAGACCTGTCTTCTAGTTCAGTAGGTTGAACGGGCACTATAGCCGTAACCATAGGCTCTAGCGAAGTATTTTTGTACTTCTTTATGACGTCGTTGGCGCTGCTGATTTTTGCGGTGGTGGTAGTGACTTCTGTGTCTACTAACTTTGACTCGGACTTAAAAACATCGCCGTACTCTGTGTAGCCGCTCAAGTCTAGTAAGTCAATTAAGAACTTCTTACGGTTGCTGTCTGTAGCAGTAAGAAACTCTAGGCTGTTACTGCTGCTTTGATAAACAATTTGTGCAAAAGCTTTGTGATCGTAACCAATTAGCTCTTCAATTGTTTTGTAAGTGCTTGTAGTAGTATGGCTACTAATGTCTTCGCCGTCGCGGATCAGTGTTACTGACGTAGTAGAACCGCGAATAGTCTTGATGGTATAGTTGTTTACACCATTAGTAAAGGTCAAGTCAATTGAGTACGACTTTTTACCAGTATTACGGTTGATAATGTCTGACCGCTTAATACCCTTGCTATTTTTATTGTATAGAACTTCTTCTAGGATTAGTGCAATAGAAGACTTACCATGGCCATTTAATCCTACGATCTGAGTAATTGGATTACAACTAAAGTCTATGGTATTGTTATCACCATAACTAAAGATGTTACTCCAGTTCATTGTTTGTAGAGTTATTTTCATTGTATCTTTAGGAACTTCTTTAGTGTGGGCAGTGTACCAATCTTATGATTATTTAGAATAATCTGTGGTATCGACCTAGCATCCGGAAAGTCCTGCATTAGTTGCTTTTTTGTGGCGTTACCGTCAACACCTAGCGTTCTAACTTCGACTACATAGCCCAACTGTTCTAGTAGATCTTTTGCTTCTACGCATGCTTGGCAACCTGATTGGCTGTAAACAACGGCATTTTTATTAAAGTCGTACTGCATGGTCTAGCTCCTCTAAAATTGTGTCAATCTGTGCTTCGGGTAGCTCTAACACATAACTTAGGTACTCTTGTACTTCTTGTCTAAGTGTCATGGCAGGATCTAGAATAAGTTGGGTATCAGTACTACGCTTTACGATCTTTTTGTCTAGTAGTTCGGACGATACCATATCACCTAGCTGAGTCATATCGCCTTCTACTTCATAAATTGTATGGTGGTAGTCCGTGGGTGTCATTGGTTCACCCGCCTGGATAGTCTTACGAATTAGCTGCGGTAGTTGCAGCTCTACCCAATCGTGGTGATGTGTGTTTGTATCCAAAAAGATAACACCGCTACTAACCAAGTTGCGATGGAAACTAGTAGTAACAGGCGAACCCGGATAAAGGATATTACGTTGGGAATTTTCATAACTGTGTAAGTCTCCGGCTAGAACGGTTTTCCAGCGTGTGAATAGGTCTAGGTTGACTTCGGGCTTTACGTGAGGAGGAATTTCGCCCCTTACGTGGGTACATAAAACATTTTCATCAAATGTGTAGATAGTATTTTCAAGTTCTTTTAGTCTATTATATGGAACGAAATCAACCCCTTTGAACGTATAAAAGTCGTCTATGATTCTGACTAAGGGATTGACTTTTGTCGTCACATTTTTCAAATTTGTCAACCACGTTGTGTTCTTCTTTGCAGCCTCGTGATTGCCAGCATAAATGACGGTGTCAACAATAATTGTATCTAGAAACTGAAAGTACACTTCCAGTTCGTCCATTGTTGCTAGTCGGTCAAAAATGTCGCCTCCTACAACAAATAGATCACATTGGGTCTGTAACACCTTTAGTTGACTAAAGAGCTCTGTGTATCGTGAACGCGCCCAGTCTGTAGGAACGTTCTTTTGGCCTAGCTTAATGTGTAGGTCCGCGGTAAATAGAATTCTCATTGTTTATCCGATGAAAATGCCCCTATGATTGGTTAACCATAGGGGCATCATATTAACCTAGTTCCCTAGCAGCTTCTGCTTCTGCGGAGTCATCTTCTGCAGCTTCTTCAGTAGCACCATTAACAATCTTTTCTAGAGTAGCCTTGACTTCTTCAGCAGTAGGACGAACAAACTTGCTGTCAATGTCTTCAGCCTTAGCAACTGTGGCTAGGTCATCTTCTGACAATGCTGATCGCTTGCACTTTAGGACTTGAAGGGTATACTCAACATTGAAAGGCAGGGGGCCAGTTTTTTGCTTCTTAAACACGATATTCCATCCAGTAACTGGGTCAGTAGGGTCGCCTAGATCTTCGGCAGCAGTCATGATCTGCTCAAACAGCTTCTTCTTTAGATTAAGAGCTTTTGCCTTACCGTCTCGTGGGTCAATGCAGTTGATTGAGTATGACCAGGAGCACTTCTTGTCTGGGAAGAATGTGGGAACGTGATCGATCTCAGTATTTGTAAACTTTTCCTTTTCGCGATCAAAGGCTAAACACTCGATTGGAATGTCTTTGTTGTTAGTGCCCTTTACCCAGTACACGTACCGGGGTAGAACACCGCCGAACAACCGCACGACGTTATCGCCGTCTTTGTACTCATAAGATTCAACTGACTTCTTTGCAGCCTTGCCTTTGGTAGAATTAAATGCTAATGCCATGATTAGATTTCCTCGTATTTGAAATAAATTAGATTGTTAGTGATTTTTAATAACGGATTGGTTTTTATATTTTCTAGGTTTAGGTCTGGAAACAGACTGCGATCTAGTGTTTTGATTCCATAAAACTTATAAAAGGAATAACTACGTCTAGCGGCTAACTTTATGTATTGAACTATGTAATTGTTGTCTATGTTTAGTTCGAATAGTCGTTCTGGTTTTAACAACCAGCTAGTACCGTTTAGATTATATTTACTAGGCTTATACTTAACACGAGAACTTTTAGGAATGGACTTAGTATGGTGGTAGTACAATAACCACAAAAACTTTTCTGAATCCGATC